AAACCCTTGTTGATAAGCCATATCGTATATTTCCTGAATACTCATGTTCTTCAGCTTTATGATATGTCCTCTATCCGCAGAACGTACTTCCCAGTCTTGCTGCTCTTTCTCCATCCCCATACTTGTATTTTCCATCCTGCTTCCCTCACTTTCGGTAATAGTTCACTTGCCATTATTTTCTTGATTCTGTCGCTAACGCCACTAGCTGTTGCCTGAACCGCCAAGGTCTCATCTCGCTTGATAGCCAATATATCTATAAAGCCAAACAAGTCCTGGCGTATTCTGGCGTGTGGATTCCACTTTTCAACAATAGCGACCGTATAGCCTTGCTCCCGCAATACGGCTAATGTTCGAGAAGTTGGAGATTCCTTAGCCATCAGAAGTCTTCCTTCAGTTCTTTGTGTCGTTGTTTATGACATGGTTGGCAGAGCCACATGATGTCAAGGGGTTTGTCATAGTCTTCATGGTGTGCCAATGACTTAACATCTCCGCAACGGACACACGGACACTTTTGCAAAGTTCCTTTGAGAAGTGCTCTCTTAACCGCACTGTGCGCTCTGACTCGTCTTCTGTCTTCGGTTCTCCAGGCACGGTTAACGTCAAGATTTTGCTGAATTCGCTCAGGTCTTTTTGCCCTTTCCCTGTCATACGCCCTGACTTTTTCGAGGTTTTCTGACCTGTGTTTATTCGAGTCATTTCTTGTACATTCCTTGCATTTGTTGAGATAGCCGTCCCCCATTTGAGGGTGTTTATAAAATTCTGTAAAAGGTTTAACGGCTTTGCATTTAAAACAAGTTTTCATATAGCCTCCTAAGAAGCTATATTATACCCATTTTAAATCAGAACGGAATGGAGTTGTCATCATCCCCGTATTTGACTTTGTTTCTCGCATAGCCTGGTGTTACCTCTTTAGGCTGCTGCTCCTCTAGCTTTTTCTTTTTCAGCCAGTTGTCTTCACGAACAGAGAACATGGTCGTACCCTGTTTTGTCTCTTTTTGCCACAAACCAAAATTAACACGTTCACCAGCTTTGTAGTCCATGTCGAGTACTAAATGTCCTGTGAAATCAGGACCTTGCGGGTGCTTCTTATGCTCTGGAGCTTGGTAGAACAGTGTTCCGTAGCCAGGTTTGTCGGGATAGTTGTTGTTAGTTGCCATGCGTGGTTTCTCCTGATAAATATTTGTATTCGGCGAACTCTTTGCCGCCGCTTTTAACCATTTTTGTAATGATGGGATGTCCTTCTTTTCTAAGGACTTCAATATGGGCTGCAAGCCTGAACGAACCGTAATGCTTGAGGGCATCTTGCGGTGTGATGGTGAGTCCATGTTGTAGGTGTCTCAAGATATTTGCCTTTTGAGTTCCTAAACGTCCTGAGACACTTGGGGCTTTGGGAGCGGGTTACCTCCGGCTGCTGCAATAGCTGCTTTCACCTTTAGCTTATCCACTGTCGTAAAACCGTCAACCACAAGCTCGTTTGCTACTTTCAAAGACTCGACCTTCTTTTCCTTATCGGCATCACTAATCTTGGTAGATGACATGATTCTGCCTACCATGTTGCCGTAGGCTGCAATCCAGTCTTCCACAGAGTGGTAGCTAGAGTGTGGCTCATCTAGGTTTGGTACGTAGAGTTTGAACGCTCCATCTTCCACAACCGTAACTGGTTCAGAGTCCTCAACTCGTTCCGCAACACCCATGTCAATCGGCTTACTCGGCGTAAAGTCTTGTACCTCCTCTGGCGTATAGACACCAACGACACACCCCGGATAGACCGACCTAATTCCCTCCGATACACACCTCGCCCGTAACATCGCGCGGGGATAATTGCGCCAGTTATCTTTGTTTGCAATCCCAATGCTCTTAGCCTGTGCCAACGACCAGCTGACTTCAAGACTCCCCCCTGAAGGGTGCGAAAATACGCCTGTGACTTTCTCATCTGTGTAATCCTTCCATTGGACTGAACCTCCTGCCTGTTGAAAACGTGCAAGCATTGCATCTGCCTTCAGAGCTGGACGACCTTGGATGACGTGGTAGTCACGCATAGCAACTGCGGGATGTAGATTCTCAGCTTGGCATAAGAGCATGATTGCCATAGCCTCTTGAGGATTCTTAAACCCGAACATCTTGCTACCCGCAGCGACCTCTGCCATCTGCGTAATATCTTGTAGTGGTACTAAATTACTCATCTTTATTCTCCCTTGCTTTCATCATTTCATCTGCATATACGTAAGCACGAGCACAAACTTTTTCTGGCTCACCCCATCCTATACATTCAGGTAGAGCAATACCTGCAAACCAGTCTCGCAAGTCCATGCCTTCGTGTTCCACAATTAACCCTGTGGTAGGGTGTTTGTACATGATTGGATATGCTTTCATTTCAGTAAAAACCTCCTAGAACCTGGTACTTCCCTGATAAACGACTTGTAGACATCAGGCATAGATTGCTCAAACAGCTTGGCATCAAACTTATTGCTTGCTTTCGCTGCCTTCCACGTTGCCAACACTTTCCCGTCTATAGTCTGTAAACTAGATGCTGTCTCCATAAACCCAGCTATCAGGGTCTGTAATTGCTCCTCACGACCCTCTAAGAGCTTAATTTCCTCTTTGATGCTACGTAGGGCTTGGCAAGCCTCCTCAACGCTCCTAGAAGCCATTCTGACGCTTTCTGGGTTGTCTTTAGGGTAGAGTAGCTTCACTTGCTCTAAGTCTTCAGGCGGGAGGGTAGTTCCAGCTTGTACATGACCCCAGATTTGAGCCATTTTCTTGATTAGCTCCTCTTTCTGTTGGTCAGAGATGTCGAACGGGAACATAACGAACTCTTGACCACCAAATAGGACGGCTAGGTAGACGCGGGTATTTCCAAATACGGTTGCTTCGTGGACTAACTGAGCAAAATCAGCGTCAGGAATGGTATTAGAAATATCGTCAAACTTATTACGCACACCAGCGTTATAGTTTTTACATTCAACCAGAATTGTTTGTCCATCTTTAGTCCCTGCGAAGTCAAAATGTGATTTAAACCATGATTCCTTTTTGTGAGTCAGGCTTTCCTCTATCTTGTTAAGCTCTACGCCTAGTTTTGCCTGTGCAAGCCTACCGATTACGGGTTCCATGACGTGTCCCATCTGAACTGCCTCTATGCCTGACAGGTCTGGTATGTCCATCTTGCCCTGCTTGGTGAGGATTACCTCATTAGCCTTGCCCATAGCTACTCTACGGGAGTCACCTGACCAGATAGCGGAATTACGTGTTTGTGGTGTGAAATCAGACATGAGAGCCTCCAAAATGAATAGGCTGGACATCAAAGGGCAAGCTAGACTGAAAATAGATAGCTTCTATCGTGCATCTTTCGGCTAACGTACTGTTTCTTTCTATTGAGCAGTAGGGTAGTTCGTCCAGAGGTGTTGGAGAGCCGTCTACGGGGTTTGTGACCCTTTTACGGGTACATCTTGCGAATGAAGTACGTGAGCTTTTCTCTACTTCAAAATACTTACAGTCGATACAAAGTTTCATGTGAAACATCCTTTAAGTTAAGTTAGGAAATATCATCACATATATAATGATGAGAGGATTATAGCATTAGATGATTAGTCTTAAATAGAATGATTATCTCCTTATGTAAAGTTTGTGTAAAGATTAAATGGGTTCTAAACAGGACATAAGGGTCACTAGGTTACCCAGCTCCTCCCTAAACCCTGCAGCGTCTACCTCTGCTTCTATAAGTTTCTTATAGCGTCTAGTCATGATTAGGTTCTCACGTAGGCGTACAAGCGTGTCTATATCTGGTTGACGTTTATACATGGCTTTTAGTTCTTTTCTACGTTGTTCCAATAATTCAATCATTTTTTACCTCATTAAGTACATCCCCAACTGTCTTGGGTATTGCTTTATATCTCCAAAACCAAAGACCATCCGCATAAGCAGACGGTTTACCCGTACGCTCAACGTACTCTAACCATCTGTAATCATGGGCACTTATCTCAACTGGATACCATGCAAACCACTTATGGGGCTTACTTAGTCTTTCTACTTTTTCTAAATGGGTCTCTCCAAAATCTATCTTCATTCTTCCTCCATAGGTATATCACGCCATTCGCCACCCGTAATTTCTTGGTCGGTGTATCCAAATCCATCGTGGAATCTATAAAAAGGTGACCACCATTGTTGAAGTACTTTTACTTTAAATGGGTCTCTAAAATGTTCTCCATTTTTACTATAACTTTCACGCTCAATAAAGCGTAATTTATTTGTTGGTTTCATTTTTATCCCTTAATATTTTTTTACTCTTTTAACATTCCCATAGGGGAGGCAACCAGAGAAAAAACACTCTAGTACTCCACAACTGTAAATAAAGTTATCCACAATCGTGGGATGCTCTCGTTTATCTAGCCTACAAACTTAGAGTCTGTCTGGTTTTTCTCTGCCCCGAAGCTCCTCACGCTAGGAGACACACGCCCAGTTCGGCACGTTTATCTGAGTCTGTCGCATCCACATTCTCAAGGGTCTGGTTGTCTAACCCCGTAGGTATTACAGTTAGGAAATTAAAAAAGCCCCTATAAAAACTACTCTAGTCGAGTCCCCAGTATGTCGGGGTAGAGTAGTTACTATAAGGGCTTAAATAATTGCACTCGACTGCAATGGGGCTAACTATATCACACTTTTATTTATTGGGGCAATCGGGACACTTAGGGGTCTTTTGACAAACCCCCAATTCCTCACACCTAGAAACCACAATAAAGCCCTACTATCCCCGCCCCCGCGAGGAAAGCACCTAAGAGGTACAGCACAAAGTCTTGCGTATCTAGGGTTATCTGTGCGCGAGGGGGCTTTTCTATTCCAAAATCGGGTTTATACATTCTTTTCTCCGTTTAAAACTAATATCTTACGATACAGTGAGTCAATCTTACTTTCTAGGGTCGAATCTAGGTTTTCTAGGTAATCGGCTAATATGAGGCGCAAAAGGTCTAATTCGTTATCTGATAGTTTAAGCATGTTCTACCTCTTTTAGGCTTTTGTTAAGGTTTTGGAGATATTCCAGAATCGGTACGGCTTTATATAGCTTTTGGTTGATACAGTTGACCAATGATGAATCAAAGGTTTCTAGTACGGCTTTGCCTGATTGCTTGCTTACGATTACCCAAGATGCGGTTTTAGTCAAGCTGGTCATAATTTCCTCATTAGGTTAAAAGTTAGGATAAAGAGGGCTAGTGTTAGCCCTAAGATAGTAAATAGGTCTTGATATATCATGCTGCAACTTTATAAGAATTTACGGGATAATTCTTGCAATAGAATTGATTGCCGAACTGGTCTACATAATAAGTATTTTCGTGTCCATAATCGGTTACTCTTATAGTACCCAGTGACAACCAGATATCAACTGTTCTTTGCTCAATATAGTCAATTTTAGGCAAACTAAATTTTTTTATTACTTTCATAATTACCTCTTAGGAAAAGGGAAAGATGCAAAATAGCATCCCCTAGAAGCCTCTTAGAAGCCTCTAGAAGCTGTTATTTAAGCTGCTTTTCTATTCTCTAATGAGCTAAGAACCACAGAGCCGTCAAAACAGAATACGAAGCCTTTACCGTCTGAACTATCGCCATAACGCATATTAGTCAAATTCCAATCTAATTTGTTCTTTCTAACTAACGCCCGCACGGCTTCAAAATGAGCCTCAGTAACGTCAACAGAGTAATCATAGGGTACGGTAGCCTGAAAGCCTTTAACGTCCCCAAAACCTACTGTATAGGCTTTTATGCGTGCTCCGTTTCTGTCGGTAGCTTTTAAAAACTTAGTGTGAATTGCAATCATGGTAAAACCTCTTTAAGTTAGGATTAAAAAGATACGCTAAAACGTATCGCATAGCCCTACACGTAAGGCTATACGCTAGGCTTTAAGCTGTTACCGCCTCAATAGCTGGCGAATCTGTACAAATACATACTATGCGTTTAAAACGTGGCGCACCCTCTAATGAGTGAACAATCACATTCTTACCAGTGTGAGAGTAGCTCTCTACCCTCATATTTTCACCATGCACAGTAATGATTTGACCGATTGAGTATTGAGCTTTAGGGATAAATGCAAATTTCATGATTAAGCCTTTAGGAAAGTTAAGTTAAGTCAGGATTAAATACTTTATGTATTTATACATATTATAAACACATAATTCAGAGTTTGTTTAAATTATTTCAAAATATTGTACAGAGACCAGTTATCTCTGCTAGCCCAATATTGCAACTCGTCATTGTCCTGCATCATCTCTGATACTTTGGAGAGCAATTTGGCATTATGCAACTCATCCTCTACTCTATCGAATTGGTATTCAACCCAACGAGTGAACAAACGCATATATTCAGAATGTGTAATTTCGTACATAAAGACCTCATAAGTTAGGATTAGTTAGGAGTGAGAATTATTAGGCTCTCACCTATATAGCATAATAGAATCGTGCCAGTTGCTATAAGTCATTGATTTATATATATGCTCCAAAACCCTATGTAATATATCTACTTACATATTAGATATGTTATCCACATATTATGCTTAGTACGAAAGTATACCCACGTATAGTAGACCTTATATGTATATATACTGTATACTACATATTAAATACCATATAGAAACAATACATAAGTGTGTGTATATCTGTATTTGTATAAGGTAGATAAATAATTGGGGACAGATATAAAAGAGCCGTGTTGATACCTCCGTTCTCTCTCTATATTTAACATAATGTATGCTCTCTCTCTCTGATTAGGGAATGGTCACGTGTCATAACATGCGTAAGTCATCACTACGCGTGCGTGGCAAGTGTTGGGGACTGCGTAGCGTTATGTGCGTGCCCCCCACACTGCCCCCCCCATAAAAAAATTTATATATCCGTTAGGCGGTCTAGGGTTATCGTATCGAGTAGGTTGATAGCGTGTGCTGCTGAGTAGACTATACGGGTGGGTATACGGGCGTGTACGTTGTAGGTGGTCCACATAGGACCTGTATCTACGCCTTGTATACGGTTGACTCCCTTTGCTAGACAACCTATGTCTGTGACGGTCATACCCAGTTCTAGGGTGGATTGGCAGAGTCCTGTAGGGTAGGTGGTGATAACGGTAGAGCCTTCCTCTAGGTACTTCTTGGTGAGCTTCTCAAAGAACCAAGGGTTGTAGTCGGGTAGTTGTCCTGACATGGGGACACTGTTAACTATCAATACATCATAGGAGGGGTACTTCCTCCTGGCTAACTCTGGGTAGTCAAATAGGAAGGTATCTGGAGTCTGCATAGGGTTCATCACACCTAGCTTGTTGGCAAGATAACTAAACCAATCTAGGTGGAAAGCTACCCAGTCCTTGTTGAGTGGACTGCGGTAAAAGTAGCCGTCTGCCCCTATCCAAGCGTTGATAGCGTCTCCTCTGTGGGGTAGGTCTTGTAGGGTGATGGGTACGCCTTCAATGAGGGGCAGGAGCTGCGGGTGGTACTCTTGTTTGCAGTAGTGGATACATTCGATACTTGTATCCTCCTGACAAACCCTACGTAGGAAGTTCAGGTGATGGAGCTGGTCGCCCAAGTGGTATTCGTTGAAGGTCTTGATTAACATTTGACTGTCCTTTAGATTATGGTATTATCAGATTATAGGTAGAGGTGATTATATGGAGATATTAGAGATAGAAAAGGGTACGTTACTACCTAGCCCACGGGTGGTGTACGCATATCCGTATGACAGCATGGAAGTGGGGGATAGTTTTACTGTGCCTGTAAGTGCGAGGGCTAAGGTGCTCAACGCCAACTACAGGGCATCTAAGAGGTTAGGGTTTAAGTTTTCTAGCAAGTCCGAGGGTGACAACCTAAGAGTGTGGAGGGTTGCATGATAGAACCATTAAAAGATTGGGTTAAAGACCCTAGAGGCAAATCAAGGATAGAAGCAAGACTTGCTATTGAAGAATTGCGTTTAGGAAATTTTCAATTCAAAGATGACGTGCCACAAGAAATTAAAGAAATGATAAAAGGAGCTGTATCGGATGAACGTACAAAATCTTTGCATTGCAAAACTCCTATGAAAGTTAGATTAGAAGTAAAGGCAGATTCAGATGATTGAATTACTGTGGATGAACGAAGATGAGCTTAGAGAGCACTGCCATTTGTTGGTAGAGGCTCTGCTCGTCTCTGAGCACCACAGGGTAGAACTGGTTAATAACATGGGGAAAGCGTTAGCGTATGGATACAACAGAGGATATGCAGATGCGGCTGTACAACTCAAGATTGAGACTCAAGAGGGAGATGCAACGCGCACTCTCTTGCATTAGTCCTGGCTCGAAAAGGTATCTGGCAAAAGAGTGGAAAGAGAAATACTCAGACGTTGTTTACCAAGAATTAATACGCTGTGCTAAAAATAAAGGTGCAGCAGAAGCAATAGCAAACTGGAACATAGAGGGTATGAAATGATAAGTAGAAAACTAACAGCAGCAGTCGTCACCGTCACCAAAGGTAGACCCGAGCTAGACAAGTGTATAGCTTCCGTACAGGCTCAAACCTACCCTGTCCAGCACTACCTACTGTACGACAACGGTATGCTCCCCAAGCTCCTCCTACAGAAGAACCAACAGGTCTGTGTATTTCCTACCCCTATAGCCATGCCAGACAAAGATGGTCGTAGATGGTTAGCTGCTGTACCTCACCTGATTAACGAAGACGTAGTGTTCTTCTGTAACGATGATGACTGGTTTGACCCTGACCATGTAGAGTCACTCATGCAGATTATTCAGAGGGGTAACGACTGGGCATACAGCCTTCGTAAGATACACGACAATGACGGTAACTTCCTGTTCAACGATAGGTGTGAAGCCTTGGGTGACCTCCATGAAGACTGGAACAATAAGGGATGTAACTTTGTAGACTGGTGTATGTGGGGTATGCGTACAGACAAGCTCAAGGGTATCTCAGCCATTTTAGGTATGCCTGGCTTTGGTAGTGACCGAGAGTTCTACAGGGTAGCTAAACAAATGTTCCCTAAGTACCAGACAACAAAGAAGCATAGCTTTAACTTCAGACTGGGTGGTAACCCTGGTTCTGTGACAAAAGAGTTCTTTGATGCTGGTCACAAGTTTATGAAAGACAAGTACGGTGAGACGATGCCCTGGGAGGCGTGATGGATTTTGATTTACAAAGATTTTATAAATTTTGTTCCGAATTGAAAGTGGAAACAAAAGAAGAGGGCTTGAAAAAAATGACCAAGCTCTTGGGGACTCAGACTTACGTCATGGAAGAAATAGATAAGGGGTTAAAAGACGATGTCCATTTCTTTGTTATTCTCAAAGGGCGGCAACTGGGAATCACGACAGTATCCCTGGCGCTTGATTTATATTGGCAGTTCACACACCCAGGATGGCAAGGGACTCTTGTTTCAGACACAGAAGAAAACCGAGATATGTTCAGAAGTACGCTGGGAATGTATATTGATGGTCTGCCAAAAGAATATAAGATTCCGTTGGTTGCCCATAATAGAAACCAAATGGTCCTTAAAAACAGGTCTCGTATCTTCTATCAAATTGCGGGAAATAAATCTCGGTTGGGGCAGGGTAAGGCTATTACATACCTACATGCAACGGAAACCGCATCATGGGGAAATGACGAAGGTCTAGCCTCCTTGATTGCATCTCTTGCAGAAAAGAATCCTCAGCGTCTGTACATATTTGAATCTACCGCACAGGGATTCAATATGTTCCACGATATGTACAAAACTGCCAAACGGGCTAGGACACAACGTGCAATCTTTTGCGGATGGTGGCGTAACGAGTATTACTCTGTTCACCCAGACTCTAAAGAGTACAAAGTCTACTGGGATGGCAAGCTCAAGCCTGACGAGAAAGAATGGGTAAAAGAAATTAAGAAAATGTACGGGGTTGAGATAAACTCCCGT